AGTATAGTCTACTTGTACACCGCCTTTTGGTCCTACCATTACTTGTGTAGGTTCTACACTATTAGCAAATCTACCACTTCTATACACTAATGCTCCACCTTGTCCCATTCTACTTGCTACTTCTTGAGGAAGTTGTGCTTCTAACATTGCTTGTAGATGCAAAGGACTTTGTGCTGTTTTTGCTTTTTCTACTGTTCTTCTGCCAGTTTTTTTATATTTAGCACCAGCTGCTGCTAAACCACCACTACTACTTCTGCTTTTAGTACTTTTAGTAGATTTCTTACCTGCTTTAGTTTTACCTTTTTTCGTTTCTGTCTTTTTATATTTAACAATATCAGATACTATCTTTTGATTTATTTTAAATCTCATGTCTAAGCCACCAGACTGGTTTACTTTCAGTCTTTTATTGCCTATACTTTTTTCAATCTTTTTGGCAATGTTTGCTGGTATATTCTTAGTTGCCCATTGTCTAAAAGAAGGAGAAGTCTTGTGATCAATACCTGCTTTTGTTAACATTCTCTGCAATTCTTTTGTTAACTTTAAATTCTTTTGGTTTATATATTTTTTTAATGCTCCTTTATCATATTCTTTTGATAAAGGATTTCTTGCAACATCTTCATAATCAATCTTTACTTTAAATTGTTTCTTAAAATCTTCTAAACTTAGGTCTGAAAAATGTGCTATATTATAATTATTTAAAAACTGTTTTGTAAATTCTTTGTGTACAGCTTCATATGCCTTATTAAAATCTTTTCCTTGAAACTCTCTAGCAAAGGTGGATTCATCTAATAGATCATTTAGCTTTTGCTGTCCTCTCTCTTGATAATCCTCATCGCCTTTTAAATTCATTATACTTCCGCCTATTGCAGTAGTAGTTCTATCTTTACCTCTATGTAACCCAGCAAATCTTTTTGTCTTTCTCATGCCCTTTTCAAATTTATTTTGGGACATTGGAGAACCTTTTCCTTTGGCAAATTTTAACTCTTTATGTATACCTTTATACACTTTTCCCATTATATACCCCATAGTATTTTTATGGATATTTAATAGTTTATTAAAATTCGTACCTTGACTTGGTTTCTTACCAAATGTGTTCGGTTTAAAAAGAATTCTTGTTCTATTACCTTTTATAAAGTGTATATCAAGTAAGTTTCCGCCTATATTACTAAAGTGAGCTATGTATATCTCTTGAGTAAAGTTCTTTTTCCAAGAGTTACTTACTGCATTACTAATTTCAGTTGCACTGGGCATTGGGCTAAGAGCCGCTCCAGTTAAAAATTCATCGACAGCTTGTTCTATCTGATCTTTTAAATATACTCTATCTACCATTACTTCAGTTTCAAAAGTTTCATCTACTTTATCTGAGTCTGCGGCGTCAATTGCGTCTAGCAACATCTGCTCAACAAATTTGATCATATTACAACTCTATATAAATCTAGTACTCTCTTAATATGGTCTGGAAAGTCAGTACTTGATTTTATACCTGAAGTTCCTTGGTTACTCATTTGAGCATTGCCTAAACTTCTTCTTTCTTTATGCTCGTCTTTCATGTAATAATTTACTAAGTCAAAGAGTGCTAGTTTTAAATCACTTGGGCATGTTGAGTATCCCGCATTATATGTAATTTGTACAGAACCTACTCCTTTCTTCCAAGAGATTGGATTACCACTCTCATTTGTTCTTACGACTGCATCACTTTCTACATCTACATAGTATTCGTAGTTGCCTGTAGTGAGAGTTACATAAGGACTTCCATAGTCTGGTCTTTCTTTTACTGTATCAACCGTAACTAACGGACTTTCACTCATTGTAATGGTGCTTGTGTAGTTGTCATTGATTGTAAAAGTTTCAACCTTATCTGTAGAATAAAAGTCTACAAAACTTATTCCGCAATACTTCTTAACTAAATCAGATACCAGAGGTACCATAACAGATAGACGGTCGTCATCCTTCTCGCCTCGGAGGCCTTCTGCGTCTTTGTATTCATTTACTGTTATTAAGTCTGCCATAGTTAAAAAGTGTGGGGTTTTAGGTAAACCCCACAAAAACCTATTAAGCTATTAAGAAGCTTTGTACTGTAGTAAGTGACAAGAAGTGGTTGCATCGATTAGATCGGTGAAGCCAATTCTTTGTGAAGCTACAAGAACTCTTCTTTGGTTAGCTACTTCGTAGTCGGACTCAATGGTTACACCTCTAAGTCTTGGTAATACAAAGTTTCTTGGGTTAACCGCAAGAGCATGCATTTTTGAAACTGCTGGTGTAGCAAATTCATCACACATTAATACTCTTGAACCAAATACGGTTCCAATTTCACCAGTTAGCTTAGTTGCCTGATTACCAACTAGGTTAGCATCTTGGAACTCAGCATCTTCTAGTAATTCGTAGTAGCCTCTTTGAGAGACAACATATACTACGTCTGAAGGATTGATACCATATTTACCCATTTCTTTTCTGGCACCTAACAACGCTGCTGCTGTTAGTTTATCAGAAGCAAAAGCTGTAGCTGATTGAGTTTTGTTAGAACCAGCCATTGTGATTAGCCCTTCAAAAGCTGCACCACCAGTACCAAAAGCACCGTCTGCGTGATTACCAGCTAAGATAGCATTTTCCATTGCTCTAGCATGAGATCTTACCATTGACTCTCTAATTAAAGGAAGAATCGGTAGGATAGCATCTTCTTCAGTTTCATTACCTAAGTATGATTGTGAAATTAATTTTTTAGTTGAAAGTGTTCTCTCAGTTAAGTCGACACCTGCTCCATTAGCTGGATCATATGCGTCGCCTCTTGGGTCTAAGTTACCTTTCGGTGCGCTTCCAGAAGCTGTTTGGTTAGCTGTAAATTCAGCATAGCCGCTATCTGGTAAGATTGGGATAATCATATTAGCAGAGTTCATTGGGATTTCTCTAAATAGAGGAGCCAATACTAACTCATTTTGAATATCTCTTTCAATGTTAGTTGAAACGATTTGCTCAAAATCAGCTGATGATACTTCAACACCTGACATTACATTAACTTTTTCCATTAATGATTTTGCATGGTCGTTATTCCAACCTTTTCCTGTAGCAAGACCAGCGAATTTAGCGTCGATTACATCTTCTTTAAATTCTGTTTTCCAGTCTGTGCTTCCTGTTCTATCACCGAAGTGTCTTTTTGACTCACGAATATTCATGATTTCTGATGATTTCTCAACTAGCTGAGCTTCGAGTTCTTTAACTACATTTTGCAAGTCTTCTTGCTTTTCGTTAACTCTTTTCTCAACATCTGAGATAAGCCTTTCGGCTCCTGTTAATCCTGCTTGGATTACAGTTTTTTGTTCTTCCTGTTTAGCTTCTTGAACAGCTTTTTCTTGAACTTCAACTTCTGCTTGCTTTTCAGCCTGCTCGTTTAAAGTTTTTTCTTCAGCTGCTTTAGCTTCTGCTTGTTTCATAGCAATTGTAGTTGCAGTTTTTTCTGCCACTTCTTTTGCGAATGACTCAAGGTCAAAGCCCGCTTCAGGAGTCTTCTTTTCTTCTGACATTTTAGTCTCCATGTTATGGGATTGCTCCCCGCTTGGCTGCTCAATTTTAACAGCGTCTGCTGCTGCACCTGAGTTAGCCTTAATAAATTGGTTTTGGAATTTTTTATAGTCTTCCATATTATCGAATGATTTTGCTAAAGAGAACGTTGCTCCCTGGTTGCAAGGCACTGATACTACAGAAACTTCAAAAAGTTCCGCGTCCTTTATCTTATATCCATCGGTTTCAGTCATATAATCAGCGTCCTTGACTTTGAAACCAACAGAAAAAGCTCCAAGTACGCCATCTTTAATTAAGTTTTTAATTTCCTTATTAGCATTAGAAATCTTTGCAGTTATATCTAATCCTTTTTCGGTTACATTTAAATCAGTAGCACGTCCTATAGGTTTATTATAGTCGTGATTAAAAAGAATAATTGGATTACCTTTAAAGTTTTCCAATCCGCCTGATTTTGTCCATGCTTGTGCTTCAATTATGTCGCCTGCACGATCTAAATCGACTGTACTTGCGGAACCTTTGATTTCTAAGCAACCGTCATCGGTCTCTCCTAAAGATTTAAGAGTAGATGCCCAATGAAAAATTTTATCCGACATTATTTCTCTCCTTTCTTAGTAGCTTTAGGTTTAGGTGCTGTTACTTCCTCTACCTTTGGTGCTACTACCTGGACAGGATAACGTTTATTCATCATAGAAATAACTCTAGCCCAAGAACCCCATGCTCTTCTAAGCAAAAAGTCTTTAACTGGAACATCACTTCCATGTGATTTGTATTCGGGCAAGCTCATAGTTTCAACGCCTTTGCTGGCGCAGAAGTTTGAAAGAGCTTTTACCATCATATCTTTTGTCATATTTAGTCCTCTGTGTCTTCGGGCGGTCTCCCGCCTTCTGCTGGATTTGCTGCCGAGCCTGCGATATTTGCAGGAACTCTTGGTTTATCGAATCCGTCGATCTTCTCAAGTCGTAAGGCCTCCCTTGCTTCGTTCGGTGTTAATATACCAGTGTTCACAAGTGTAGCGTAATACGCAGCTTGGTCTTTTAACTCTGGTTGAAGTGCAGGAATACCTGACACTTCTTCGTCCAGTTTAAAGCCGAAGAATCTCTCGAAAGCATATGCTATTTTATTAGTAATAGGCAATATGGTTTCTAAATAATAAAGACGGTGATTAGGGCGAATGTTCGCATTATTCCCGCCATCCATTAAAATTGGTGGTATTCCTAAAGCTTCTAAGATAATCTTCTCATTAGCTTTGATACCATCTTGGAAGTCTAAATCTTTGAAGTTAACTTCAGTTAGATTTTCAACTTCTAGTCCACCATCTAAAAATAGTGGTCTTCTACCACCAGACTGTGGATTGTATCTTGCAACCCAAGCTGATAACATTCTTTCTTTAATCTTTTCAGAAAGAGTGTTTGGTGATTTTAGTACTAGTCCTGGAACTGCTCCATTTTTGAAGAAGTTATCCTGGAAGTTTCTCATACTAGACAATAGTTGCATTGTTCTAAATGCAGGTTTAAGTCTAGGTACTCCTCTATAAATAGAGTTAAAACTGTTTTCTTTTATGTGGATAATCTCACTTGGATTATAGTCTATACTGTGGTCATATGTATATTTTTCTACATAAGTATCGTCATCAGTATGAATAACCATGTGGTCTGCTGGAAGATGGTACAGATGAGCACCATCAAAATATATAAATATATTGCCATCTATCATCAAATCAATTATTAAGTTTCTTTTAAAAGCACTTACATCTTGAAATGGGTTAGGTTGTACATTTAGTAGAACATTGACTTTTGACCGTCTTATTCCTTTATATGCACTATCTAATCCTGTTACTTGCTCACCTACATCGAAAGGTATTTCCGCAGCGTCATCCACTATCATGTTGACTGCTCGGTTTACTACTTCTAATTGTTCGTAAGCATTGCGATAATTGGTAATGTTCTCTCTAGAAAGTACTTCTAGACCTTGATCTCTTGAGATGACAAATTGAGACGGATTGAGTTTTTCCTCAATGTCTTTATTGTTACCTGTTATAAAATCATACCATGCCATGTTTGTTTCTCTGTATCTCTACCCAATGTTGTTGTTTCTTTGCTGTTATTAGTGTTGGGCGTTTTCCATAGATACCATGTAATCTTAGATGGTGGCTATGACATAGTGTAACAGCATGGTCATAAAGTTTTTCGTGTTCTTCTTGTATAAATCTTTCTCGAACACCTAAAATTTCTTCTTCTGAAGTTATGGTTATTTTGTTTTTCTTTAACCATACTTCTAATAACTCGGTTAGACCATAAAAATGGTGAAAGTCTAAATTTTCTTGACTGCCACAAATATAACATTCCGTTCCTTTGTTATATTTAGACTTGGCTTTGTCTCGAACATATTTTACTAAATCTCTTTTTAAAGTCATAAACCTACTTCTATATTAGAATTGTACCAAATATTCGAGCATATGTCAAGAACTATTTTTTGGTGGGGTATATTAGAATGATGTAACACTTGTCTCGAACGAATAAAGTGCATACCGTAAGGCATCTGCCATGTGACAGGCATAGTTATGTTTAGGTTTTTCTCTTAGTAAATTAGGATTTGGATCCCACTGATATTGGTCTAAACTTATCAAAGACTCTTCGCATCTTTGATGAACTGTTAATCTGTCATTGTCGATAATACCGCCCACATGTCCAATACCGTCTAGCACTGATTTTTTGGCATTGATAGTAGTAATATCGTAATTTTGTGCAAAGTCAAATCTTGTTTGTTGAGCTGCTGAGTCAATGTAAATATAATCTATTCCCCACTTATCAACTAGTTTACCTATTTCTATAGCGTGTTGTTCAGTTGTTCTTTCAGAATCAAAGTATTCATCTAAGAGATAATATCTTTCTGCGTCCCAGTCATATGCCATAACACAGAAAGCTGTGGGGTCTCTATAACCTACGTCCATTCCTGCAAATACATCCATTCCACTTAGATCCATTTCTGCTAAGTCTGCAACACATTCTTCATGATTAAATGCCCATACTTGTCCTTCAAATACATTAAAGTCTGCCATGTATTCCTGATTAAATTCAGATTCAGACATAGTTTTCTTTGCTTCTTGAATATCTTGTTCGGAAATTCTAGGATTTTCATGGTAGGTAGCTTTGATAGAGAACCATTCTGGAAACTCATCTGAGAATCCTCTGTGCCAGAACTCTGCAAACCAATTATTTCTGCCCCTTGGAGTAGATATAAAGATTGCTTTTGAGTTTTCTTTATCTAGTGTGGGCCTGAGCGCAACATTGAAAGCATCCCTCCCGTCAACGAGAGCGGCCTCGTCGAATATGATGAGATCGTAAGATCTACCCACGACCGAGTCCACTTGGTTAACAGAACCCATACGGATTGTAGAACCATTTGTAAGTTCAATAACTTTATCTTTTGCATTGTCTCTAGTGACCTCCAAGTCAAAGTGCTTAATCAAACTTCTTTGTAATTCAAAAGAAATTTGGGATAGTGAGTAGTTGGGTGACATAAGTAACACATTAGCTCCTGGAACTAAAGTTATTAATTGTCCTATAATATTTGCAATATAAGTTTTGCCCTGCCTCCTAGAAACGGCGGCAGTAACGAAACGATATTTTGGGTTGTTGATTGCATTTATGATGGCGTGTTGAGAAGTATTAGGAGTTATTCCTAACAAATCCATATAGCCGTCGATTGGTAGTTTGATGAAACGACGTTCATCGAATTTCATCAGACTATCTGATACGATATCAGTTCTGCTTACTTGTATCAATGTAATATCTCGTCGTCAAATAAATTTTCTTCATCATCTTCTAGTAGTCCTAGAACGAGAGCCTTGTTATATAAGTATACATAAGCAGCGGAAAGATTCTTTAGATTTTCTTCTGCAGGACTTAAACTTCTAGTCTTCTCTGTATTCATTAGTTGTTTCATGAATTTAGTACCATGTACTATTCCTTCATCTAGCCAGAGTTTTTGTCCACTTACCATTATCTTTTCTTTCCTTTGTGTAGCCCGTGAGAGGCATGTTGTTTTCCTTTTTTAGTAGCTGCTCTCTTTTTTCTATTAGCAGCTGCAAGTTTTTTCTTACCTGCTTTGGTGGATTTTA